CAATGCAGACGAAATCAAGAACGCATACTTGCTTTTGGACAACACGGTCATCCGTCCTATCCAGATGGGCATCTTGAATGCATTTGATGAGCTGCTTGCGGTGAACAATGTATCGTTGAATTTGTACTTCAAGTCGCTTTCACCGATGGAGTTCAACGACATCAAGGTCACGGATGCAACAACAATCGAAGAGGAGACAGGAGTGAAGGAAGCCGACCAAGTCACGAGCGAGGTTGTGTCTACCGTGAACGAGGAAATCGCCCAGAAGGAAGCATCGTACAACGGAGCGCAGATTGCGTCCTCTCTGGACATTATGCGAGCCGTACAGGAGGGCGTTCTTACGCAAGACCAAGCAATCACCTTCCTTGTGCAGATGTTGCAATTTGAGCCGTCTGTTGCGAAGGCGTTGTTCGCTGGCAACTCGTCTGCGGTCATCACGCAAATGAAGTCGCAAAAAAAGCTTGAAGCATCAGCCCCTGCCTCCGAGGAGTTGGTGCGTGAATTGACCTCGCTTGGAGAAGACGAGGATTTGGAGGAGTGGGAACTGGTCGGAGACGAGCAGCTTTCCGAGCAAGATATTGTGAAGATGCGGGAGGTGAACTTTGCCTCCACGGGAAGCGCATTCCCGAACGCCAAGAGCGCACAAGATGGCGTAACGAAGGAAGGGTTCAAATACAAGGTTCGGTACGCTTACGCAGGCGAAAAGAAGGGTGAGCGGGAGTTCTGTAGTTTGATGCTACAAGCGAATAAAATCTACCGCATTGAGGACATCGAAGCGATGAGCGGTAAGGCCGTGAATGCAGGATTCGGAAAGAACGGAGCAGCCACTTACGACATCCTGCTGTACAAAGGTGGCCCGAACTGTCATCACTTCTGGATGCGGAAGACGTACCTCTCAAGAGCGAAGGGAGTAACACCCGACCCCAAGAACAAACGCTCCGAGGTGAGCGTCAACGACCTCCGCAAGTTGGGAGTGAAGTTACCCGTCAATGATTCATTGGTTGCAAAACCACCTATCTCGCAAGATTACAGAGGGTATACGCCCGAGTACGCAAAAAAGATAGGCATACCAAAATAAGGTTATATAACTATGTATCCCCTCTTTATCTCCCCCGATGACCTCGTAAAGAGAACCGCTATCAACGGCAATGTTGACCGTGACCAGATGGTTCAGTTCATCAAGATAGCGCAAGACCTGCACATCCAAGCCCTCGTTGGTACTGCCCTGTACAACAAGCTGAAGAGTGACGTCTTGGCGTCCACCCTCACGGGCAACTACGAGACGCTGATGACTGACTATGTGCAGGACGTCTTGGTTCACTATGCGATGGTTGAAATCCTGCCGTTCCTTGCCTACAAGGTGAGCAACGGAGGCATCTTCAAAAAGCAAAGCGAGAACTCCGAAGGCATCGAGAAGAGCGAATTGGAATACCTAATCCAGAAGGAGCGAGATACGGCAGAACACTACGGCAGACGCTTGGTATCGTACTTGACTTTCTACGGATCCCTCACGCCCGAATACTATGAAAACCAAAACGGACAAATGTACCCAACTGATGGCCAATCGTTCCACGGTTGGTACTTATAAGGTGAAGCCCGAGAACGAAATCAAACTGATAAAATTCCTCAAGGAAAATGCCAGATAATACTATCCAATGGGGCCAAGGTGCCGTCAACAACTCAATCGGTTGGGGACAGGCAGCAGCAAATAATGCTATCAACTGGGGGTACATCCATCAGTTTAGTTACGGACACCCCGAGACAAACTTGGTAGGTGCTACTCCTGCTATGCAGGCGGCCGAGGCATACCAAGTGCGAGTTCTTGCCGATAGCGGCACCATTGAGGGTTACCAATGTATGGTGGACAAATTAACATTTTTATTTGAGAATCCGTGAGTTACTACGATGACGCATCGCTTGTCCTTATTCCGAGTGGAGTAAAGACAAGCAAAGTTTATAGCCAAAAGCCAACAAACGGAACGGGGGACTTGACCTTTTCCCGTGCGTCAACCGCTACCCGTACCAACGCCAGCGGAGCGATTGAAACCGTAGCGTCCAACGTCCCACGCTTGGACTATTCGGGGGGCGCAACTTGCCCACGCCTACTTTTGGAACCGCAGCGGACGAATCTTTTATTGCAGTCAAATACGTTTAATACCACTTGGGCATTTAGTGGAACTGGTACAGTTACCCAAGGAGCAACTGACCCTTTTGGTGGTACTACCGCTTGGACTCTTGCTAAAACTGCGGCAAATACTTTTATTTTTCAAAGCACGACCGCAATTTCTGGTAGCACTACATTTAGCATTTATGCAAAGGCGGGAACTGTTGACCAAGTATACCTTTTGCATACGCAAACAGTAGCATTTAATGCTTTCTTTGATTTAACTTTAGGCACAGTCGTATCATCTGCAAATTGTGTTGCTACGATTATTTCTGTCGGTGGCGGTTGGTTTCGTTGTTCTATTTCTGCGACTGTCGCTGGGGCAAGCAACATCCGTATCTATCCCGCATCGGGGAACAGCATTACTGGAACTACTGGAAATATTTTAATTTACGCAGCGCAAGGAGAAGGGGGTTCTTTTACGAGTACCATCATCCCCACTACTACGGCAACGGTAACGAGGATTGTTGACATTGCCGAAAAGTTCGGTGTCGGTTCATTGATTGGTTCTCCTGCTGGCACTATATTTCTCCAAGTTCAAATTCTCTCCCTTGGGTACTCTCGCTCATTTATATCTCTACAAGATACAAGTTTTGCGACCAATTCAATAAGGATTGAAACCACGGCAGCCAACCGATTTAGGATACAAATAAGAAATGCAAGTACCACTATATTAGACCAAACAGTAACAACTGGTAGTGCATTTACAACTGGAAATTATAAGATAGCATACGCCTACGACACAAATACAAATGGTGTAGCTTTTTACGTTAACGGTGTTTCGTTATTTACAACAACGGTGGCATCTATTCCAACGGCTTGTGTTAATTTATTTTTAGGCACGAGACTCGCTACAATTTATGACCTAAACGTATCGGATTCTTTTGACCAAGCCCTACTATTTAAGACCCGTTTAACCAACGCCCAACTCGCAGAACTCACCACGTTATGACCTACCTAAAATACGCTTGGCCAACCGAAGGCCAGTTCATTACCGATATGCTATCGGCTGGCTTTGCCGAAATGAACGAAGGTGAGGTATCTTTTGTTGATTGCTACGTTCATCAAATCGGGGTGGTTGGAAGTGACCCACGTTGGGCGGTAGATATCATTTGGGAAGCACCATCCGAGTTCCAACAATACGTTGTATGGCCTGTACCAAACTCTGCCGTTCATTGGTTCGGTGGATGGGAAGGTTCCTATGCATCAGACTTCTGTGTAGCAAATCCAGAGAGCGAATTTTGTACCTTAGCAGTAGAACCTACTGAAGAATAAATGAAAACAGCAAAAGCAGGTCTTGTTAACTATCTTTCGTTTATTCGCACGAGAGATATTACTATTAACGACTTTGATTTAACATTAAAGTCTACTGTTGGAAATACAGTCTATAATTTCAACAACCTTCAAGACCTCTATAACCTTGTTGGTTGCAGAGACTTTTTTGTTTTGCCATTGAACTTAATCACAACACAAGTGATTGGTGGTGAATACACATTAGAATTATACAACAACAATATCTTCCGTGGTTCTTACTTGATCAATATCATTGGATTTGAGTACGAGTCCACCGGAACAGGTGTCTACACTAATGTTGTATCAGTCAATGATTTGTAAATTATTATTATATGGCATCAATATATCAACAGGCTGTAGGCTACGTTAAAGAAAGATTCTCTGCGTCTACATCTATAAGCAGCCCTGCTACTGCCGATAGAATTTCCACCAACCCACTTGAGAAGTCTGTAGAGAACCTTAATGGTCGATACAGCCTTGGTCAAACTGAAGTAGGTGAGTATATCAAGTTTGGCATCAACGATGACTTTCCAACTATCCTTGATCGGATGTTGCGTCAGTCTCCAGTACACTCTGGCATCATCACCAAGAAGGCAAAGATGGTTTCCGGTAAGGGAATCACTTACGACTTTAACTCTATTAAGACTCCTGCTAAACAAGCAGAGATTCGTGCTTTCCTTGCTAACTGCGGAGGAAAGTCTCAGGGTCTTTACGAGCAGATTGTACACTCAGCATTTGAGAACGAACACAAGGGAGCATTTGCTATCTACGTTAAGTGGAATCAAGACCACACCAAGCCTATTGAGATGCGTTCTCTGGACATTAAAGGCGTTAGAGCAGCAAAGCCTAAGAACGGAAAAGTAACGCACTACATCATCCGCAGACGCTTTGGGCCAAATGCCTTGTCTATGCAAGACAACGAGCCTCGAATGATTCCTGCCTTTGATAAGTTCTCCAAGAACAGAGAAGAGATTCTATACATTAAGAACCCTTACTCCGGTAACGAGTTCTATGGTGTACCTAACTACATCTCTGCCTACTACTTTATTGCAGCAGACTTTGAGTTTGGTAAGCACATTCAGAACTCTGCTAAGAATGGATTTGCTCCAAAGGTTTTGGCTACCTTCATTGGTCGCAACATGACCCAAGAGCAGAAGCGTGATGAGTTTAATAAGTTCAAGGCTTCCTTTACCGGTGCTGAGGGAGAAACTGTAATTGCATCTTGGGTAAAGAATAAAGACGAGGCTCCAGAGTTCAAGCCTTTGGATGTAAGTAACCTTGACAAGACTGTTGATGTGTTGTCACGATTGAACGATGCAAAGATTCTTACTGCCCACAACATCACATCACCTACGTTGTTTGGTGTTATGGTAGCAGGTAGATTAGGTGGTACTGGAAACGAATTGGTAGGTGCATATCAAATCTTCAGAGCCACCAGTCATGAGCCAAGGTTTGGCAACTTCAACGGCAGTAGTATCTTTCATTAGAATAAGTATATATAATATAATTTACAAATACCTTATATTAGAAAGTACTAATTCCAACACGTTTCCAACCAGCACTTGTTTTGATGTATAGATTGCTATCGTCCCAGCAGATGTTACCTGTAATTCCAGCAGTATCTCCAGTCCCAGTTGGTGTAAATGCGTTCCTTAATCTAAGTTGTCTCTCTGGATTAGCATCATCAATAGCAGTAAACCTGTTTGATGTTAAATTATTATCTGTAGGGTCGTAGTTTAATTCGCTGTAGTATGTAACGCTTTTAACATTATCGTAAACAGCAACAGCATTGGTTGTACCAGTTCCGGTGATTATGTTTAAATCACTTGTGGTTTTGTTTTTCCAAAGACCAGAACTTGTCTCATAGGCGATAAGGTTATTGTTAGCGATACCATTAATGAGTACATTGTGCAGTTCCTGTAACTCAAAACCATTTTGAACCTTAACAAAGATTTCTCCGTTGTTATTATTTGATCTTGTTACAATACCAATAAACACCATGTGTGCCGGGGCTACTGGCTTATTGGCAAGACCGTAAAGTAGATTGCCTCCGGTTCCTAACCAAACAGGGTCACCTTCGGTTGCAGCAGATGTGTTTAACCCAGCAAGTAGTCCCTCTGTAATTACATCACCCTTTCCGTTAATAGCAAGGGTTGATTCCATCAATCCCATTGTCTTACTCGATGTTGCCTCACTTGCATTAGAAGCAAGACCAACAATCATATTAGTGCCATCGGCACTTGTAACGTAAACAGCCTGTCCCTTATTTACAGCAACACCAGCCTTTACCTCGTGCTTAATTTTTGATGTAGCATCAACAGAAATCCCTGTAAAGGAAGTAGCAGAGCGAACAACATTATTACCATCAAGAGTAAGTACGTTTGTTGCTGGCTCAGTAAGTGATTCTGCGTTTATAGTAAGAGTTCCACCTATCTTAACATTATTAAGAAAGTGCTTAAAGCCCGCAATTGCTTGATTGCCAAGCGTTCTTACAAACGTGGCAAGACTCTTTTTATTTACCATTTCTTACTCTTGACACTCTCCCTCGATAGTATAATCGGGGTAGAAGATAGATGAACCATTGTATGCGTCTTGCTCAACAAACTTATCGTCATCAGAAGATTGGGCGATAGTAAGTATTGCTGGTTTGCTCTTGATGAAGTTCACTACTCTTTTGTCAACGTATGAAATCTTGCTATCAACAGCAGAAACAATTCCATCAAGAGAAATCTGGTCAGACTTTTGCTCTTCTGTTTTTGTCTTCGCTGTAGCACTACGCAAGAAGGTAACAGCAGAACGAACAGAATATAGAGCCAGAGATAACTGAACCAACTTAAACAATTCTTGCTCGTCAGTTGTTAGTGTTTTGTTTGTGACTTTAGTGTACAGATGTTCGTAAAAAGCAGTACCAAGTAAGTCTTGAATTGATGTAGCCTGTTCTAATCCAATAATAGGATATAGAGATGACTTGTCAAGTCTCTGTGGAAGAGGAAACGTCTTGTAAACGTACTCGTCATTGATAAAAATAGTATCAACCATTTGATATGTCTTGAGTATTTGCTCCTTTCAACGATTCTAAATTTACCAACTCCTCTTCAATGTTGAGGTTGATCTTGTCATATCCAGCAACGGCAAGAACTCTGTCGTAAGCGGACAATACCAACTCACGATTAGGAAGAGTCTCAGTGGCTCTGAAGATTTGATATGCACCTACCAATTCGTTTCCAGTACCACCTAATCTACCTGCTACCATAACACCAAACAACGTAGGTGATGTGATGTTG